TTAAGAATGAAAAACAAATTACTACATCCCACATTTTATTTTTTACATAAAATGGTAATGCAAGTAATTCAAAGATTACATTAAGCATAGCACCAAAAAGAGTGCTTATATGTAATGTAACAAAGTACCCTAGTATTATACCATATGTGCCTATCATTCGGGCAACAATTATTAATCTATCTGTTTTCATGATCTGATAATTGAGGTAGCTGCCTGTCCTTTGTTGAATACAGTATCTACAACTGCTTCGACCTTTCTTGCAGTTGAAATACCAACCTTAGAGTAAACTGGAACACATACAAGTCCATAAACTTTGTCCTCTGCACCCTTACGAATTACTCTACCAATAGTCTGACTAATACCAATATAATCCATAGATCTCATAAACAATACTGCCTCAAGACCTTTTACATTGATACCCTCTGAGAGGATGCTGTGATGGAGTACAACAAACTTTGTACCATCTACACCCCACTCGTTAAGTGTACTGAAGAACTCTTCTCTACTAACCTTCTTACCATTAACAAAAGCACCTGTCTTAGAAGTAATAAACATCCAGTTGTATCCACGCACTTGTAGATCCATAACAAAAGGAGTTTGAGATATCAAGTTAGTAATCTGCTTTGTAGACTTAGCACATATCAACACCTTGTTCTTCTGAATGTTATCAAGAGCATTAATCATTTGATCGCAATCAGCATCTACAACCAACTCATCCTTCTCTAGTATTCTTGTCTTGTATACTGCAACCTTTGGTGGTAAAATATGTCCTTCCTCCACTAACTTAGGTGCAGGTACTTGGCAAATAACATTACCAAAGATAGCAGGATTGTTCATACCTACCTTAAGAGGTGTAAGAGAATGCTTTGGTGTAGCAGTAAAGAAGTATGCTCTTGCTGAATATGTTGAGAAGTACTCAACTGCTTCAACAAAGTTCTTCTGAACTCCATTATGTGCTTCATCAAAGTAGATTGTATCTACATTAATACCACTCTCTACAATCTTATGTAATGAATGATATGTAGTAAACATAAGAGTATTCTTTCCCTTATTTGCATAGTGAAATAATTTAACATCGTTTACTTGAGTACTGCAGAAATATAAACTCTTACCAGTTAGATCGCCACTGTGAACATGCATTACATTATCAGGATGAATATCAATCATTTCACGGAACTCTGAGCATAACTGCTTTGCAAGTAATATACGAGGTGCAACTACTACAATAGTCTTAGGAGCACTTTTGAACTGATATATCGTATCCTCTATCATGCACATTGTTTTACCACCACCAGTAGGAACGATAACCTGTCCCTTGGTGTTAGATTGCATAGCAACTAAAGAATCAATTTGATGTGGACGTAATTGCATTAACTTTGTTTCGTTACACTTATTATAGCAAACGCAACATCATTTTGCAAACTAATGTGCCAGTATTTTAACTGTCTTTATCCATCTTATCAGAAAGTCTTTTAAGTGCTTCTTCCCACCCATCCTTATCTTGAGACCATTTATCTAATGGACAAGACTCTAACACAATTTTAGCCTTAGCAGGTATAAAACATCCACATTCTGCACATATATCTTTCTTCTTTATCCACATCTCACATGATTTACAAATCTCATGTCTGATCTTATAAGTTTCATCAGATACTACTAAAGAACTAGCTCCGTTCTTATTGATATAGTTTATAATATCCCACGAAAAATTAGCAAAATTCTTTGTTTTTTCAATAAATGATGGTTCAGTTGGTTCCATAATATTATGTATTATTAAGGTGTAGCAGGATAATCTCCCTTAATTGTTGTAGCACTAATAGATCCAATTACACTATAACTTGTTCCTGCAATTGCTCTTCCTGCAGCACCACCGTCTCCAGTATTATTAGTATCTGCACCTTTCAATGCCCACTCTCCACCTGCTCCACCAGTTTCGCCTGGTTGTCCTTGACTAGAGTTACAACCATTATCAGGAGCAGGTTGTGCACCAATGTCTCCTTGTAATGAACCAGATTCATTTCCATGTCCTCTTCCATTACCACCATCGCCACCTTCTCCACCAAGTCCACCAGCTACCTCATATTCATTAAGGCAATCATCGTAACGTAGATAAGCAGTTGTTTCAAACCAACAACTTCCCCACCAGTTACAACGTCTTACTCTAGCACATGCATTTCCTGTATAACATCCACTTGTTGATGTCCATCCATCTGGGCAATCAGGACAGGCACCACAATTTTGAACAGTTTCAGTATCTTGACATAATCCACTAGCACCTTGATCTCCTGTCTTTCCTTTTTCTCCTCCACCTCCTCCACCATAAATTCTTGCAGAGGAGTTTACATTTACAACTAAATTTTCTCCACCAGTAGAAATAATAGAGAGTGCAGTTCCACCAGTTTGTCCAGTAATTGAAACATTACCAGGTTTTCCACCACCCAATCCAGGTGCACCCTTAATTGTACCACTAACATCAAACAAAACATTATATGCAGGAGACTCTTCAAATGCAGCTGCAGGAGTAAGTGCATTATCAGATCCTATGTTACCTTCTATAAACATAGTTTTGTTTATAGTTTTCCCTAAATTAGAATTCCAAGTTAAGGCATCAATATCAAAATAGATATCAGATCCTGTTTGTGTAATATAATAAAATTTTATACTATTTCTAAATTGAGACAAAGCAACATCACTAACAGAACCTATTGCAGAATTTTCTGTAGCATCTGGAACTATTGGATCAGCACTTGTAGGAGTTGTATCTCTCTTCAACTCTGACATACTAATTGGAGCAACATCAGTAGCAAATGTTTCAGATCCACTAGAGGTAGTTTTACGAGACTGTGCTCTAAAAGTTCTCCTCAACTCACTAAAAGTTATGGGTCCTGAAGTAAAAAATGGTCCTGCTTTTGATATTGATACAGACATTATATACGATCTTTTTTACTATTTATATTTATTTTTTAATTATAACTGAACCATTTAAAACAGATCTATGGGGAACGTATCTTTTTTTATTTTTAATTTTTTCTAATATTTCATGTAATGATTTTGAATCTTCAACTAAAGCTTTTGCTTTGGGTAAATTTTTTAAAAATTCATTTACTGCATCTACATTTACCATACCCAAACCTTCGCTAACCTGCATATAACTATCAATATGAAATTGAGAATCCTCATCTGTAATTCCAGAAGGTATAAATTCAAGAGAACATTTCTCCTCATATGCTTTCATCCAATCTGTTTTATTATTGGTCATGTATTGCCAGAATGGAGAATCTGTTCTGTTAGTATTATAATGTAAGCATATAAAATTAAATATATCTACGTAACTTTCCTCATTAAAATTATTATAGTTTCTCCTATCAAACTCTAAAAATTTAAGAGTGGTATTATTTTTTACAAAAAATTGTATTTGGTTGTAAAGTATCTGAAGTCCTGTTGATTCTAATGGTTCAATAAATCCACTTGCAAGACCAACTGATAAACAATTTCCTATCCAGTTCTTTTTATAATAGCCTGGTTTGTAATGAATTATTCTTGGATCTTCATTTAACTCTACACCATGATTCTTTTTCAACCATTCATTATAATTTTTCTTTGCCTCTTCATCAGTAGTAAATTTAGATGAATACACATATCCAGTTCCATATCTTTTCTTCAATGGAATTTGCCATGTCCAACCATCTTTTGTTGCTTCTGCTTGTGTATATGATGGTATTTCTACAAGATTATGAGGTATCTGTTGTGGAATTGCTCTATCTAATGGAAGATAATTTGTAATATCAACCCAATCTGGATTGAGATGTTTGAATAATACATTACTAAATCCAGAAGCATCAACATAAAAATCAGCAGTTACTTCTCCTTTATTTTTAAATACAATACTTTGTATATTCTTTCCGTCAGAATTTACTTTTTCTACTACATCATCAATATGATCTATTTCATCTTCAATGTCATCTAAAATATATTTTGTAATTAGTTGCGTATCAATATGGACTGCATGATTATAATAAAAATCATGGCTAGGAACTGTTGTAGTTGCTTTGTTATATAAAGTTCCCCCATTGAATGTTCCATTTGGAATTGAGTATAAAGACTCTGGATATTCTCCTTTTGAATTATCAACATTACATTCATTGAATCCATGAAAATATTTTCCATTCTCTGTCCAATTTTTAAATAATATTCCTAACTTAACTGTACTTCCAGTATCTTTAATAAAATCTGCAGGATGAACGTAAAGATATCGTCTAAGGAAATCTACAAATGCTTGTGTTGTACTCTCTCCAACACCTATAGTTTTTCTTTTACTATCGTAATATACTTCTACTTTAACTCTACCTGCGTAAAATCTTTTAAATATAGCTGCAGTCATCAGTCCAGATGTACCAGACCCAATAATAATAATTTTTTTCATAAACTAAATTAAGATAAGGTCAAACTTGTGCTTCCAATTCCTGCTACTGTAAATGTTAAAGTAGATCCAACTACACTTATTTGAACGGGAGTTCCAGTTCCACTTGTGAATCCATTTGCTGCTGTTACAATTCCTGTTTGATTAGCAAATCCTACCCACTCATCATCGCAATATGCTTGATGTTCTCCTGCATCTGTATTATAAATTATAGATCCAGTTTGAGTTATAACACCAACTCTTTGAGCAGTTGTTGAATGAGGAGTTCTCATTGCTCTAGAAGAACTAAGACCTGGACCAGGACCACTTCCTGCTTTAGAGAAGTCAACTGCAGAAAGAGGAACGTGCGTACCTACACCTAATAAACTATTCTCATCGCATAATAAACCAGAATTATAAACTCTAACCTGTGTGCTAAAGAATCCTGCAGCTTGATAACATGCAAGACTTTCGCCAGTATTATTTTCATATAAGTATGCTACCGAAGTTGTTCCTACACCAACCGCACCAAAGTTTGCTTGTCCACCAACTACTAAAGCACCACTAGCAGAATTACTTACATAATCATTGGTTGTATTAATTCCAAGTCTTCCGAGTATTCCTGTCTTACCCTCTGCATCAAGGTCAATCTGTGGATCAGCAGTTCCAATACCAATACTGGTTCCTGCACCAATACTAGAGTTTACATATACTTTTCCGAAAGTATTAACTCCTGCGTTGTTGATCTTAGAAGGAATAACATTTGGTAAATTGAATGTTCCCGCATCAATTGATCCACCTATCTTAAAGTTTCCACCAATAAATGCGTTACCTGTAATAGTTGATGTACCAACCACATGTAACTTATGTTGTGGAATCGCAACACCTATACCTAAATCTCCCTTATAGGTTAAGGTCATTAAGTCTCCATTTGATTGTCCATCAACAAAATTAAAGTTACCTGTTGATAATCCTGCAGGACCTCCATGAAGAACTAAGTTAAAGTTTCCTGTATCATTGTTAACTATATCAAGTGTTTTATCAGCAACACCAAACTTGATTGCTGCAGAACTAGCACCAACACCTACTGATTGTCCAACAGAAATTACAGCATTGTCTTTATCAGAAACTACTTCTATCTTTGCAACACCAGTTGGTTTACGAATCTGAAGATCAGAAGTAGGAAGAACAGTTCCTATACCAATAAATTTTCCGTTATTTGCAAGAATAGTTCCACCAGTACCAACATGAAGTATATCAGTTACTGTGCTAACTCCTATCGTTGAGAAACCTGATTTTATTTCAGATGCATTTAAGATAATTACATTACCAGATCCAAGATTAAATCCCTCTGTTCCTGTTCCAATTCTTGCATCTGCTTCTTTATTAACTAATTCAAACCAGTTTCCTGCGTGTGCATATAATGCTTTTCCACTTGCATGAACATGAGCAAATGCACCATGATATGTTGATGGAGATGGTAGTTCATCATAAGTTTGATACAAGAATGGAATTACATTACTTGTTGCAGCACCAACAATTCTACCGTTAGCATCAATACTTCCATCAACTTTTAGTGCATCAACCCCAGATTGAAGTTGACTTACTGTTAATAAAGGTAGTGCTGTGCTATCAATAATTGATGTAACACCTGTTATTCTTGCTTCAGGACCTTCAAATGAAAGTTGTCTTGTTGTTATTATACCTGTTGCCTTAATATCTCCTGTTGAATTTATTCCAACACCTGGTGAATACTCATCATCTGCTGTACCACCAATTTGAAGAGCATTATATGGGAGTTCAGTTGCTATTCCAACATATCCTGCAGAGTATATACTTGAAAAACCTAAGCCAGGATTTACATCAATCCATTGGGATGTTGGTAAATTTAATAAGTTAACACCATCTCCATAGTAAGTAACAACTCCTGATGTAGAAGTTGCAGTGATAATACCTGATGGAAGTATAGATGTTATACCAACCTCAACTTGTCCTATAGTTGCCACTCCCGAAACTATAGCACCTTCCTCAATAAACGTATTTTTTATTGTTGCTACTCCGACAACCTTCGCAGTTCCCCTGACATCTAAAAACTCTGTTGGAACCGATGTACCGATTCCAACCAGACCATTGGGATTTACGATAAAATTGTCGTCATCAACTTGGACACCATTACGAAAATTAAACGACTTCTTATAATTAGGCATCTACTTACACTTTTTAGTTATTTAGTCTTTGTTCTAATGAATCAACTTTTGCGTTGAGTTCTTTAATTGCTTCCACAAGTAGGGGAACAACTCTATCATAATCAACAGCAAGATATCCATTCTTGCGTGTTGTAACTGCTTCTGGTAAAACTTCTTCAAGTTCCTGTGCAATCACACCAACATCTTTACCTGTCTTTCCAGACTTATCATTCCAATCATATGTGTTACCACTGATTGATATAACTTTAGCAAGAGGATCATCAATAGGAGTAATGTTATCTTTCAATCTACGGTCAGAAGTATAGAATGCAGTGATGTCTCCTTCTACATTCAAGTCTGATGTGATTGTTGTAACTGTACTGATTGAAACACTACTTCCAATAGCAGCACTTATAACAAGATCTCCACCTCTGGTATCAATGGTTGTAGTGCCACCAACACCAAGTCTAATTCCATCAATATATGCAGTTTCAAATGCTTGATCTTCCTTACCAATGTATGCTCCTTTATCAACATCAGGAATAATTCCTGTATCAACAATAATTTCATCACCAAATGTTGCCTTGCCAGAGACACCCATACCACCCGCAACGACAAGAGCACCAGTAGTTCTACTTGTTGATGGAGTTGTATCATCTAATTTTAGAACTCCAGTGATTGTTCCTGTGTTTCTAAGTCTAACTTCTTTGTTGAATGTTACAGGACCATCAAACTGAGATAATACTGTTCCAGACTTACCACCCTCAACTCTTAATCTTTCTTTGATTAATACTTCATCAAATACAACACTCAATCTACCAACTTCCTGTCCTGTTACAGTAGGAGATGGAATATCAAATGTTCTCTCTTGTCCAGTTGCAGAACTGGATTTTTTATTACCTATGAAGAAGTCTCCTTCGCTGTTCATACCAGTGTAAACAACAACACCTGCAGCTTTCTTCTGAGATTGTGCTAAGAAGGACTCTATATCTGTTAGAGTTCTTACTTGTACTTGAGGTAAACCTGTGGAATAGTTACCTGGACCAAAACCAAGATACTCAAATGTATGGGCAGAAGCACGAATGATAGATGGTCTTCTAAGTTCAATTGCTCTTGGTTTTATTTTCTTACCAATTGATCCTGTGGCATGAGATTCTTTTGGAGTTCCAAACACACCACGGATAACATTTAATTCATTATTATTAGTTCCACTAAATGAGGAGTTAGCAATCCTCATTATTTCATTGTCAATCTGAAGGTATGATCCAACAGGGAATTGATTTAGAGTTGCAATACCACAAAGAGGTGAATCAGTAACAGCAATAGTATTTCCATCTGAAATTGGTACATGGAGGAATAACTTATCATTGTCATATGTTGGTATACCTCTAGTTCCTAAGTTCTCTGTTACATTATCAGAAGCAGCATTATTTGAATCAAAACCATGAGGTACTAAGTATGAAGCAGATGATAAGGTATCAGATGTTTTAACTGTGAATGTAGTAACACCAACTTTCTCATTTACAACGAAGACTCCTAACTTATTATTACTTGTATCTTTAAATTCAACTTTAGATCCTGCAGTTAAACCATGTGCAAAGGAACTAGTAAAGGTTGTAATACCTAACACTGGTCCTGCAACTGAAGTTACATGAACAGATGGTCCTAAATTTAATAGATACTGTCCTGAATGAATCTCTGTATCTCCTGCAGTTATAGCGATTGAAACTTGATTCTTAGAAGGTATTGAAGCAATCTTATAATATCCCTCTCCAGTAGTTCCTATTCCTGTTATCTGAATCGCATCTCCTATATTTGTAGAAATACCAGAAGAAGATATCGTAACTCCTGCACCTGTACCAGAACCTAAAACTGAAGTATCGAAGTCCAACTGTTCAGCATCAGTATATCCAGATCCTCTAGATATGAAACTTACATCTGTTATTGTTCCACCAGTTCCAACTGTAACTTTTGCGGTTGCACCATCCCAAGTTGTAGTTCCGTTATTAAATAGTTTTACATTATAATGTACTCCTTCATTGTAACCACTACCACCTGAAAATGTGCTATAAGTTGTTACACCTGAGAATCCATGCTCTCTGTCAAGAGTAATTGTTGCAATTCCTGCATTTACACTTGTAAAGACTGTTGTAATACCAGTTATTGCTTTACCAATACCAAAATCTTCTACAAATGAATCTAAAGTTTCTCTTGTAATACTTTTTGTAAGATCATTGGATACAACATCTCCAATTGGAGCTCTTTTTGCAAAGGACTTCATTGGACCAGGATTATCATCTACATTATCCTTATCTAATTCTGGATAAAGATTAGTAACATTCTGACTATACTTAAATTCAGTAAATTCTTCAGATAATGCATTGTTTGAATTTAAAACATAACCATGATACACACCATCTTGTACATCTTTAATATAGTCTGCAATTACTTCAGAACGATATACATAATAATTTCTCTTTGTATCATTCTTTTCAAATCTTGGTAAATTTAAATTTCTTGTTGAGGTATCGCTTGTAAATACACCTGGCGTATGAACAATATTATCAACATCAGTGCTTGAATATGTAAATGTATGGTCATTTACAATACCAGTTACCGAAAATCTTCCGTTGTATCCTAAGTTAGATGCACCACCAGTATTAGTTGTACTTCTTACATTTACAATATTAACTAAATTACCTGTGTTTAATTGATGTGGTATTTCTGAAGTTACAGTTACGACACCTGCACTTCCTGCTATACATGTACTAATGAATCTTACGTTTCTATCAAAGTCATGGTCTGTAGCACCAATACTTACTCTTGATGGATCAGCATCATTTCTAAATCCAGTAGAGCTAGATTCCTGAATGATGAAAGTTTCAGCAGGTTGTTTAGCATTCTCAGCATCTTTTGGAACAACAATTCTAACTTTATATAATTTTTCATCTAAACTTCTTGAATCATCAGTTCTTACAATGAAAGTGTTATCAGTTTTTTGTGTAAGTGCAGCAACTCCATTTGTATTTAATGCACTGTAAATATTATTTGGATGTGTAGTATGTAAATACCAATTACCAACATTAGAGTCAAACTGAACTGGATGTCCAACATCTCCTGCACTCTTATCAGAAACTCTACTGGTTATTGTTAAATTAGTTCCACCATATACTGAAACTGATGCATCGCTATCTGCAGCTGCTTTTGAAGATGCTAATTTAATTGTAGTAGAACTTTCTCTAATTGCATAATAAAGTCTATTAGGAACTAAATTTTCTGGAAGATCTCCATCGCTACTCTTAATAATAACACTTTCTCCAGTTAATATATTATGAGTTCCAATGGTAAATATGTTATTAACAGGTCCAGATATTACGGGAAATTCTTTAAATGCTACATTAATTCCAAGAGAAGTTGTTCCTCCACTAACAACATTATCTACCATACAAATACTAGAAGTAAATGTACCGATACCTGTACCTAAATCAACCGAAAGTGTATCTTCTCTTTTTGCACCAACTCTATAACCTTGTGTTAATACTGGTGGAGCATCATCAAAGTTATTAAATCCATAAAGATATAATTGACTTGAAATACCAACTGATGTGGTCAAACCAACATCTAAAGATTGCCAATCAACATTTGTTTCAGATTCACTTATTGCTCTTGGAGTTATAATAGATGTTATATAAGATTTGTTATCTTTATCAAACGCAGCTTTTCTAAATCCATCTGAAGCGAGAGAGAATTGTCCAAAGTTTGAGTTAGAGTTAGTAATAGAAGCATCTCCACCACTTAGGGTCTCAAAATGCTTATTAAATCCAATAGCGAATACAGATACGATCTGCATAACAGCATCATTAGATATCTTTATATGTGTAGTATCAAATCCTTGTCTGTAAACTGCTTCAGAATCTAAATGATATACTTTTGCTTTATCTAATGAAGAAGAACCAGAGGATAATTCTGCTCCTGTTTTCTTACTTATAGATCTTCCTTCATAAGCTCTTGTAGCAGGATTATATTTTACAAATGCACGATCATCTTTCTGTAATGATATACCAGTAAACTGGGCAACAACCATTGAACGGAAACCAGATGCTTTTGATCCATCTGCATGCATACCCTGCATACCAAATACAGATCTCAATGATATATTAAAGATATAAGGAGAAGCACCAGAAACAGTGTCAGTTTCAATTGTTACTACTGCACCACTAACATCAGGTAAAGTTAATAAGTTGGGTTGAACATACGGTAAAAGATATGTAAAAGTTTTACTATTAACTATACTTTGTACTTTTGTTGATATATTGTAATCGTTTACGTTATCTGGAACTCCAACTCCATCAATTTTGATTGGAGTGCCTTCATTAAATCCATGATCCAATACAGTAGTAACTGTTATTACTGGTCCTGCTGTTCCACCACTACCAGATTCAATTCTGGCAATTGATAATGGATCTGCAGCAAATGCACCTACAATTTCCCATTCTGGTCTTTGTTTTGCGAATGCATCTGGATCATCAGGATATTTTTCTGGTATATTTCTTATAGAACTGAATGCGTTTGATAGTTTACTGTAGAACATATCAAGGTCAGTTAGATCATAACCAGATACCTTGTTAACACCATCAGCATATTCAAAACAAGTTAATTTATGGTGAGAAAAACTTGGTTTTGATCTGTTAGTTGTCGAAAAGTCAATTGGGTCTGTATAAACAGTTCCTAATTCATTTCCATCAAATATTGAGAATTGCCAGAAATAAGATGTACCAGTAATTCTGAATATAGAACTTCCTGCAACATCTGTATCTGTTGGGTTTGGAATATATTTTGGTCTTATTTTTGTCTTTCTTAAATCTAATCCAACAAGTGATGTACCACGAGGAACAATTACACCACCATAAACACTATTAAACTTATATAATTGGTTATCTACTTGATTCAAATCAAAATTTGAATCTAAATTTAAAGCAATTTCTTCAGAAGGTGGGGAGTTTGTTCCGTCTGGAGAAGTAACTCTTACACCTAAACTTGCATCATTAAAGATAGCAAAACCAGGTCTATTATCTACAACGTGCTCGCCTGGAAAAAGCAAGATTGTAGTTTGTTCTATTTTGTCGTTGTTATTTCCCTTAAGATATGAAAATCTGGCAGACTCTATTAATGCCCTTTGAATCGTTTTAAAAGGTTTAGCAAGAGAATTTCCTTGGTTTTCAATACTGTCGGTGGCTTCAAGATCATTCGGATTGACATAAAGAGTCCTTCCGTCCGTGTTCTTGATAAAATTATCTAATTTATTAAGTGGCATTGTCGTACACGACCATGAGATTTCTATGTTTTATTTATGGTAGTAGAAGTTACCCTACTTTCATGATGTAGTACCAAACCACTATTAAAGGTCTGAGTGAGTTTGCATTTCAAACCACTCTTCTTCGGTTTCGGCATATTTTCCCAATACAGATGCTTTTCCATTGGCATCTAAGATACCAATGAGTTCTCCATCTTTTGCTCTGCTAATCATTTCATACTTTTTAGTTTGAAATTCTTCAGATGTAATAATTTCCATTTTACTGATTACTTAACGATAAGTTTGCATATCTAATTCGATCTGGAGGCAGATACTCATTACATACTTTCAATACACCCATGAATTCATCGGTGGTGTCACATTGTATTAATTTTTCATCGGTTTCACTGCCAAGTAATTTAAAAGACTTAGCACATATATCAATGATCACATGATCAATAAATTCGTCATTCATCCATGTTTTCCAAAGTACTAACATTATATAGTACTGAGGACTCTATGTCAATAGTAGTTACAACCCTAAAAGAGTTCTTAATTCTGAGGTTGTAAGACCAACATTAGCAAGTTTTTCTGCTGCAGTTAGAGTTGATGCAGTTGAAACAAGACTCCATGCATTAGTAACTCCTATTCCTGCATCAGCACCACCAGATGCTGTATCCCAAGATAAAGCAGTTTTAGCTAACATTATGGGTGGAGAAAATGTGGTTACTCCTGCAGGAACTGGTCCCCATGGACTTGTAACAACTACAGCTGATCCTATTGTTGCATCATCGACAGAGTAATAAGTTCCACTAAGATCATTAATTTGACTCCAAGTTTGAGCACCTTCATCAAAGACTCTAACTTTTCCAAGTTCTTTTTCAGGTGGTTTTACTGGAGTAGTAAATGCAGGTGCGTTGTAATATGATGGATTAGTTGGTGAAGAAGGTTTCTCCAACATACCAAGATACTCTTTATGAGTCTCACCGTAACTATACAGTGGGCAAGTGTTTTCAGAGTCTACAGTAATAGTGCGTTCTACACCATCATAAGTCTTACAAGTTACGGTTGCCATGTCCTTTTATAACAATTATCTAGAAGTTTGATTACACCTATTTATGTTTTTATTATAGGCAAGAAATTAATATTTCGTGGTCTGGTCTCACTACCATTATTTCCACCATTTGTAGCATTTGGCGAACCACCTTCAACATTTCTGATGAAACTGGAATCATCGGCAGCTGGTCTATCATTGACACCACCACTCCAGTCTCCATTTCCACGAGCATGAATTGGTATATCATGAGTATGAGATTGGAATTGATGTCCTTGAGTTGTCGCAAACCCTCTGCCACTGTCTATACCTCTAGCATCATCATATCCTCTAATAAATTCTCCACGAAGATCAGGAACATTAAAATTCTGTCCACTTCCTCCATACTGATAACCAATAGCATTGTATAAATCTTGATATTGCCCAAGTCCTGCATTATTACCTACATTACCATATGATGCACCATCACAATATAAGAATCCAGAGGGAGGTGTTGGATAACTTCCACTTCCCTTGTCACCTGCATACCATACAATACTTCCTGTAACTACACCACCTACTGCACCAGTACCCTGAATACCCTGAATACCCTGAATACCCTGAATACCCTGTCCACCAACAACACCACTAATACCTTGATTACCCTGAAGACCCTGAATACCTTGAGATCCTGTAATACCCTGAATACCTTGATTACCTGCACCAGTGTCTCCTTGAACACCTTGACGACCTTGTATTCCTTGAAGACCCTGAATACCCTGAACACCTTGATTTCCATCAGGTCCTTGTATACCTAAGAGACCTTGTATACCTTGAATACCCTGAGATCCTACACCATTATCCCCTTGAATACCTTGTTTACCCTGAATACCCTGAATACCCTGACGACCTTGTGCACCATCATTACCATTGTTTCCTTGTATTCCTTGTATTCCTTGAATACCCTGCTGTCCCTGAATACCCTGTAAACCTTGGAAACCTTGAATACCCTGTAAACCTTGCGGACCTTGAATACCTTGGCGACCTTGAGGACCAAAATCTCCTTGAACACCCTGAACACCTTGAGCACCAGCTCCTTGAATACCTTGAATACCTTGAATACCCTGTTGTCCCTGAGTACCAGTATTACCTTGAATACCCTGAAGACCTTGATTACCCTGAATACCCTGAACACCTTGAATACCTTGATAACCTTGTCTACCCTGTATTCCTTGTGTACCTTGTCTTCCTTGAATACCTTGGATACCCTGAATACCTTGAGATGCCTGATTACCTTGTGCACCTGAGATACCTTGGATACCTTGGTTTCCTGTAGTTCCTTGAGTTCCTTGTCTACCCTGCCTACCTTGATTTCCTTGTCTACCTTGTGTTCCCTGAACACCTTGAATACCCTGAATACCTTGACGACCCTGAACACCCTGAACACCTGCAGCACCTATACCCTGCAGTCCTTGTATTCCTTGTGCACCTCTTATACCTTGTTGACCAGTTGTTCCCTGTGCAGCTTGTGTACCTTGAGTTCCTTGTAAACCTTGACTCCCCTGAATACCCTGAAGACCTTGGAAAGTAGCATCTTCAATAGATATTTTTCTAACATTATCATTACCCGCATCATATATTAATAGTAAATCATTTTGACCATTTGCACTTGTAGTTAATACTTGTTCTGTTATTGCTTTCTTACTTACCTTACCATCAAAGATAGTGGCAGTGGACATTCCTGAAACAAATGATCCACCATCTACAGTCAAATCTGAGGTAGAGACTGCAGCACCAATTATAATTTGATCACTAAAAGTTGATACTCCTACAAAACTTGAAACACCTGTTACTACTAAATTTTTTGTTTCAGTAGTTTCAGAGAACTTTGAATTACCGACAACTTCAAATATAACTTCTGGAAACTGAGTTCCTATTCCTATTCTATCATTTGTATAATCATACCAAAAAACATCAGCACCACCAACAGTTCCTGATGCACTATGATATTGTATTTGAGATATTGTTCCACCTGCACCAGAGGTAACTGCATTTGCAGTTTGCCATTGCATTCCACCTGTAGCAGTTTTGACTAGAAGTTCTCCCGTGCTTCCTGTCCCGTCTGAAGCATCAACTATGGTTCCACTAATTTTTACATTTCCTACAATATCTAAATCATACTTTGGTATAGCACTTCCAATACCAATATAACCATTAGTCTTAGAGGATAATATTGTTCCACCAACACCAATTTGAAAAACATCTGTTGCAGTTACTATTCCTGAACTATTAACTAAAAGATATGGTGATCCTGCAAAACTACCATCATCATTGAATATAATTTGACTCGCACTACCTGGTGGAGATATGGTAATTGTAGATATTGATCCAAAATTATTTGCAGTTACATTTACAATATTACCAACAAAATCAAGTTTACTAATACTGTTACCAGTACCAACTATCCCTCCTTCATCAAAAATAGTTAAACCAGTAGTTAATATTCCTGAAGGTGCAACTTGCCAATAACGATCATATTGTCCACCATTTTCAACAGTAACTAACTGATAATATTCATCTCTTATAGGAAGTGTTTTCTCTCCAACAAAACCTAAATTGGGTTCTGTTTCTTCAGGAGACAAATAAACATGACGATCTGTACTTAAACCACTTAACGCAGCAAGTTTTCTTTTACCACTTAGAAATCTCTCCTTATTCGCCATATTATGTCGTACTGTTTTCTAGGATACTTGCAAGAAATTCCATTTGTAATGGTGCGACTAATCCACCAGCCTGAGCACCAATTTGAAGAGTTACTGTATTTAAAGTTGTGGCACCCACAGCAACTGAGGTATTGTATGCAGGATCTTTATTCTCTCTTGGATAGAATTTAGTTACTGTATTATTATCTTTATCGCAAGTAAATCCAATAGATCCAGTTGCTATCTTAACATTTTTTCCAACCATCAATTTATGAGATCCAATAGTTACTACTAAATCTCCATTTGCAGGATTATATGTAGCGTCTGTTGGTGTATGATATACAAGACTTGAAATACCAACATTGACTGTTATAGTATCTGATGTTGTAGATACTATAGGAATTGAAGTATTATAATATGGATCAGTTGTTCTTGGATAAGAATGTTCCGAACCATGATTATCCATATCGCAAGTAAATGTCAGAGAATTTGTAGCAATCTTAATTGATTCTCCACCTTTCTTCATATCTCCAACAGCATTGATAAATGTATGAATACCTGTGCTTGTAGAGGGATACCCATCAGGTCCTAATACCTGAACTTCAAAAGTATTAGCAGTTACATTAGATATAGGCAACCATTTATTATTTGCATAATCATTAACTCTAGGATATGCTTTTATATCAGGACCAGTAGTACAACTGAATCTTAAAGACTCTGTATCAAATTTGATTCTTTCTCCTGCAGAGTATTCATGATTAGCAATAGTAACAGTCATAATTCCTGTAATAGGACTGTATTCTGCACCTTGCACAGTCGTAGTTACTCCACTCTTCAAACTATGATTACCTATGTTAAGAGTTAACTGTCCTGTTGTTGGTATGTAAGATGCATTTGAAACATTATAATTAACGATACTTGATATTCCTACGTTGACGGTGAATGTATTAGTTGTAAATGTTGTGATCCCTAAATTAAATGCATTATAATTTGGATCACTTCTTCTTGGATATGCATGATCTGTTGCATTTCCGTCCATTGAACATTTAAAAGTAATACCATCAGTAATGATTCCGACTGTATTTGCATCAGTCAATCCATGAGAATTTGCTGTAATTACTAGCAATCCTGTCGCTCCATCATAGGTAGCTCCTGTAGGAGTTACATTACCACCACCAGTAACTTTTACTGCTCCTGTTTTTGCACTTACAAATGTATGGTTGTAATCGCCACCCTGAATGACTGCTCCATCTGTTGCACGTACAAACTTATGATCATACGCACCACCAGCTATTATTGAGCTGGTAGCTGCACTAACAAATGTATGAACAGAGTTACCAACATAAGTGTGTTCATATCCTACAGCACCACCGATTACAGCAGAAAATGTTTTTGATATACCTACGTCATTAACAATGGTATCAACAACGTATGATTGTTGTGGATCTGGGAAAAATGTAGTAGTAATACCTGTACCACTAGGACATTTGAATTCTAATCCAGATAAAGTTATTTCCTGCCCAACAGGAAAATTATGTGGTGTTAAAGTTGTGACTGTTACGATACCACTTGGTTCATCATAGACTGCACCTGTAACTGATACTATACCACTTTGTTTTGCATCAACATATATTTCGTCTACTTTTATTGCATCCTTTTCTAATACTAAACGACCATCAATAAGAACGACTGCATCATTTGGTGGAACTTGTATATCTCTTATAACACGAGTATCTCTAAAATTACCTGTGCTTCTTGAAGTTCTTCTATGCCAGAATGTTACTGCAGGATATGATGCTCCAATACCAACGTTTGATACTTGAGCAAACAAAAGAATTGAGGAAACTCCCGTAGGAACCTCATAAAGTTTCTGCGGACCTGGTGCTACAGGAACTGCAACTGTTAAAAACTTATTTACTGGTGCGACTGCCATATTATCTCAATGCTAGTATTAATGGTGTAACTTCTGCTTGGATTGCCCTACTGAAATCTCTACCTCTGATTGTTGAAGTTGTTTGGTCGATTGTGATACCTTCACCGATTTTGAAGTTACCAGCTTGGTCGGTACTTGTAAATGGTATTTGAGCACCATTGGTAGCAACAACTTCGTTTTCAGGAATAGGAACTCCACCCTGAAAGGGGTTCGCTCTATTTATGTTAACACCTGTACCGACATATTCAAAAGAGTGTGAGCTGGTTAATATTCTACTGATTCTAAACATTTCAGCAGTTACACCAACTCCAACACTATAAGGTATAAACTGATCAAGTGTTACTGTTGTAAGACCAACGGTTGGTGTAGGTTCTGTTGCTTCAGAAACAGTAAAGTATATTGGTTCTGTTACAGCAGTTGCTATTCCTCCTCCACCACCACCGATTGAAATTACTAATTCTTCATTAGGTAGATAGTTCCTACCTTCATTAGTAACATCAATTGAAGTAATGGTTCCTGCAACACTAACATTCGCACTACCTTCAGCAGATATTCCCTCAGGTCCGCCAGGAGATGAAATTGTAACTGCGGGTGGTGCTGCCTGACTGTATCCACTACCACCATTTAATATATTAATTTTTCTCAAAGAACGCAACGGTGCAGTAATAATACCACTAGCAGTCGTATCATCATAATCATCAAGATTTATTTTAAAGTATAATGCTTGTCCGTTATATGGTCTTCTGTAATTACCTATAGTATCTGCAACCCCCGTTAGAGTTGTTGTATCAGAGTCTCCTCCGACTGTTGCTACTGTTGTTATACCTGTAAAATCAATTCTACCAACACCATCAGCAACTAATCCAAAGTTACCAAAGGAAGAGTTTGAGTTTGTTAAATCGCAAGATCCACCAGTGTTACAAAATATAGCAATATCGCTATTGATAGTGAATATAGAAACTAACTGTGCATAAGCATTGTTAGTAATCGAAACACCAATACCATTTTCATTGTATTGAGTAAATGAATCGCAAACCATAGATTTTAGATCCTGTCCTGGATTTACTGCTCCAGTAAATGCTGATCCCACATGATCTCCATCAATCTTCATACCAATACTATCAGTAATAAAGTTTGTACAGTTTCTAATATAAGGAGATCTCCATCTACCACTAGGACCTTCATTAGCAGGACCAATATCTAAACATCCTGATCTTGCACTACCAACTCCTGCAGGAGGAGGGAATGCTACACAACCACCAGTAATTTTTATTGGTGCCAAATTATCTAATGGATCTTGACTGTATGCAAAGTTTAGATTTTCAACAAGACACCCTCTTCTAACATAGAAGATGTCATCATCATTCTGCGGATATATTGTAACCAAACGAAGGTCTTGTCCAGTTACACTAACATCAGTCCTTAAACCAATTGGATTATTTTCTGAATATACACCAGATCTTACGTAAATTGTATCTCCTTGTTGTGCAACAGCAGCTGCACCACCAATAGTTAACTTTGCGTCTCCCTCTGTTCTACCACTATTAGCATCATTTCCAAACTTGGAAACATAAATTATATTTTTAGAATCTCCACCTCTTGGTGCCCAAACTACTTTACTATCTGGGTAAGTTACTGTTGGTGCTCCTGTAGTTCCTATTCCAATAATTGTACTGGTAATTCCAACAAGAGTATTAATTGCTGAATATACGTTGGCACATCCCTCTGGATCATGATTACTATTTCTAGCAGAGTCTGGTAATACTGTCTGATCAATTACTTGTGCAGAGAATAAAGAATATGAATCTGTTCTAGTGTCTGGTAATCTTGTAAGTCCAACACCAACAGTTACGATTCCAACTAACGATGTTACAGATGCAACTTGATCCACACGGGACACAGCAGATCCAATAGTAATCTGTGTAAATGTATTCAGTGTTCCAGATACTTTTGCAACAGTATTATTTCTTATAACATCATTTACAACCGCAAGCATTTGATTGTAACCATATAATACTTCTGTCTCCTCTCCTGCTACAAATCTTCCATCAACATAATATCTGGTAGCATCATAAACTCTATCATTACCACTAAATGATAAATTATACATTATGGCATCTAATACTTGTTTTACATCATCAACACAAGCTTGAGATCCACCAGTAATATTATGAGATGGATATGTTGCTAATATTCTATCTACTGTTTCTGTGGCAATAAAATCTTTATTAAGTTCAATCAATCTTGAAGATGCAGCATATTCACTATTGATTGCATCTATCTGATATGATCTTGGATATGGAGCATTATTAATAACATATTTTGCAACCTTAGAGGCATAATCGACTGCTGTTACAGTCGCATCTTTAATTGAATAACCACTATCATCTGTACCAGTGATATGCAATAAAGTATTTCCATTATAATAAGATAATCCCGCACCAACACTCTGTTCATTACCACCTCTTGTTATATCATTAGCAACAGAATATAAAATTGATTTAATATCATCTCTACAGTTTCTATAGTTAGATGTTGTTAGAGAAAAACTAGGATTTAGATAATCAGTGCTTGTAATAAATCCAACCGATTCTGCAGCAATAAAATCAGCATTTTGTCTGAGTAATGCAGCTGCATCAAAGAATCTAGGTGCTATCAGTCCAGTTGTACCAACACCGACTGATGCAAAAACTGATTTAGGAACTCTTACATCTTCAGCAGTGGTAAATGAATTAAATCCTACATTATTATCAGAGTCATACACCGCACCCTGATTAAAGTAAACATCTTTATTATTAAACTCTATATCTCTTGATGGTTGATTAGTTCCAAAACCAACTGATCCTATACCAGTGGTTGTAATTACTGTTCCATTAGGACCAACTTTTAATGTTCCTTCAAGAGTTGAGTCTCCATCTACATTCAATGCAGAATCAAAATCAACATCATTAATAACATTTAATTGATTTTGAAGAGTAGTGTTGTTTGCAACTGTTAAAGTATTCTGCAGAGTGGTTGCACCTGAAACATCAAGTAATTTTTCTAATGCTACATCATCTTCTACTGTTAACTTATCTTTGAAAGTTGCAGCAGCACCAACTTCCATTGTACCAAATATAGTTGCTGAAGTTCCAACTTGTATATTTTCTGTAATTGATGCACCTTTACCAACAACAATATTTTTTTCAAACGTAGATACACCTACAACTATTAAAGACCCACTTAAAGTAGATCCAGATCCCACAAATAATTGTTCCTCAAGTTGAGTATTTCCTTCGACTGTTAAAGTATTTTCAAATAATCCTTGACCACTTGACCCAACTGTAAAATCATCAAGTATTGAAGTTATACCAGTTACTTTTAAAGGAGCATCTATTGTAGAACCTGCACCTGTAGCATTAAATCCATCAGTAAATTCTGATCTCTGGAAGAAACTGGATATACCTAATACAATTATATCTCCTTGAAATCTTGAAGTACCTTTAACATGAAGATGATTTTGTGGAAGTGTAAGACCAATACCAATATATGAGTTGGTTACAAGTCCCGCAGGTCTCTTTTCCCAAAAAGTTCTAATCGCAATATCTGCGATATTTACATTATTTGGGTTTACAGAACCTTCTACTAATTCTTTTAGAGATCCACCACCACTGGTAATTAAGTTTATACCACGGAATGATGAAGTACCTACAAGAGTTTCTTCATTGTAAACAAAGATACCTTCACTGAATGAGGGTTCAAATTCTACCCATTTTACACCTTGAGCATCTTTTGTTAGGAATGCTCCTAAAACACCAGGATTATTAGTTGAGTCATATAAGTTGGCACTCAATCTCATGTCGCCAACAACATCCAATCTTCTTGTTGGGAATAATGTTCCTAATCCTAATCTGCCATCGCTTTCTCTTATTATTAAACTTGCACCCTCTGGGTTTCCGTCTTCTCCACCAACTCTAAAAACATCAGTAACAGTTAATATTCCTACCTGTAAGTTTTCTAATTCTTGATCAAAATTTACCGCACCTTTAAATGTACTAATACCATTAAAGATGGCATTACCTAATACCTTTAACTCTCCAAAATCATTATTATCCCCTTGAAAATCATAATATAATTTACCAAAAACATAAACGTCTTTGTAAAACTTTGCATCCTCATTCTGGACGGTTGGTTTTCCAATAATAGTTAGATCCTTACCTTCCTCTTCCACTTATCCAAAACCTCCTAATAGATTCTTTATCTGACTAGAACCAAGTTGACCTTTTAATTGATTTTGAAGAGCACCTGTATCAATCTTATCTAAGTTACCTGCTATATCAAGATCTGCTATTTGAGATTCAAGTTTACCTGCAAAGGTATTTCCTACATTAGCAAGTTCTGGTAATGCTCCACCTAACTTATCTGCTAAGAAATCAGGACCAACAAAACTACCTTCAAAGGCATTTTTAGCAAAGTCTATACCCATTGTTCGAGGAAGATTACCTAACTTAGCAGATACAGTAGCCTTCAATCCACCTATATCTACCTTTCCACCTCTTGCCACTAAATTTATATTTTTTCCTTTAATATCAACATCATTATCTGCATCTATAAGAATATTAGGTGCTTTGATTTTAACCTGTCCATTACCATTTGCTGTGATAAGAATACCACCTTTTAATGAAGTTATGGTTATATCTTGGTCTTTTTCATTTTCATTATTTGCACCCGCAGCAATATCTATTTTTCTATCACTATGTAAACTAAGTGTTCCATCATTAGATTGGAACAGACTTGACTTATCTCCATCATCATCTGTACCGTAAATCAACCATGATAAGTTTCCATTGTTTCCCATCTTAGGATTATTTGCATCTATCCTAAAATCTGGACCCAGAGATATAAACCTTCGTCTATCCCAATTACATGTCTCGGTTGGTCTTTCAGACATTAGTATCCTCCTCCGTACGATCCACCACCTGATCCCGAAGACCCGCTATCACTAGAAGTGTTATCAGAAATAGGAGGGTCACTCTGTCCAGTCGTTTGTTGATTTGGTGTATCAGTTGTTCCAGTTGTAGGAGGAGTACTTGTAGTAGTTTGGGTTGTGGTGTCGGAAACATTTGTCTGCATAGATGGTTGAGATACTGTCATTGTAGACGCAATACTAACTCGCGTTCCAAAACTTTGTTCTGGAGTATCATATATGATTTCATGAGGTGAGGTTGTATGTGCAATACCAACCATTTTTACACCTCTTGTTGGATGAACATGGTAAGGACCGTAATATGGTTGTCCTTTTACATAACCAACTAAATTATTCTCTTCTGGATCAATACAATCAATAACTTGTTTGACCTCTCCTGTTGGTTTTGGAGGTCCTAAAACTGGTCTAATTAATGCACCACTTCCAGTATCACTCTTAATTGTAATTTGCGGTAGAAGAGTAGTTATATTGATATTTAGTGGTTTAACAGAAACAATACTTCCCTTATCAATAACAAGTTGATATTGGTTTCCAAACTGATCTGTTGCTGTATCATTTTCTGAATATCCTAGACCTGCGTTATCCACCACTGTATCAACAACACCAAAATCTTCTATTTCTCCTGGTGGATATCCTTCTCCTTCAGATACAACATAAAGACCTACAACTTCGCCATTTTTAATTAATGCCCTACCAATTGCACCATATCCTTGATCACAATCATCTACAATTTCAACAAAAGGAGGAAACTCATATTTAACACCAGGACTAGTAACTCTTAAACCAATAAGACTAGCAGTAGTATCTGGAAGACCTAATTCTCCACTTAAATTTCCCATTATAGCTTCTCCTGCAGCTCCAAATCCATTACCACCAAATATTCTTACCTTTGGTTTACCACAACCTGTTCTCTTTCCTCCAAAACATTCCCCAAGAGGATCGTTGAAATCTTTATTAAAATTAGGAATATCTAAACCTAAATCTAATGAACTTTCAAGTCCTTCTGCTGTTTGTACAAAACTGTTTGCAGCATCTAATACATCATCTAAACCACTTAATGCAGAATTAGCAATACCTCCACCTATCTTAAATGCTCCACTTATACCAGTACACTTATCAATACTTGCACCACAATCAAACAATGAACCTACACCACTAATCATATCTACTTTACTTCTAATCTGTGAAGAAATATCATATCCACTAGACAATACCTTACTTATACTTCCAAGAGGACCTGCTAAAGTATCTCCAATACTATCAACTATATTATTTAAAAGTGCTCCTGTGAATTGATCTGCCATACATTGTGGAAACCCAAGAACATCATCAAATGAATCCATCATAGATTTTAACATCTTTTCAGTTGTTGCTGCTAAACCACCTGCAACATTACCAACCATACATTCAAGATCTCTTTGAATAGCACCAACTGGACTAACCATAGCTTTCTGTGCTGCTACACCTGCAAGGTGTGCTGCTACAGGATTTTGAGTCAACGACAACACATTATTAAAAACACCTTTATATAATACTTGCAAACCTTGTTGTACCTGTCCTGTTAAATCTCCAACAACATTCTCACTAATATCTCCAACTAAACCATTAACTCCCGTTGTTATGGTTTTACTTGTATCTTTTATTAATTGATCTATTTTTCCAACTTGTCCCTCACCCATTTGTGAAAGTTTTTTGAAATCTTTTACAAAATTATTAACAGTTGCTGTTACTTTATTTGTGCTTGAATCTTTACAGGCACTAGGAACAGTGACCTCTTTACCAATATTATTACTTATGGTTACAGTCCCTCTGCCCTCCGCATTTTCAGCATCTGTATTGATTGGACTTGCTTGACTATCAGTTGTTTCTTGATTTGATTCATCTGTTACGATAGCCTTGTTCTGATCATATTTCTCTTTTGGTATCTCATCAGTAAAACCTGTGAATGGTTTAAACGCACCACTATAAGCTGCAAATGCATCACTAGATGCTTTTGTTCTACCAAAACTTGCAATGATTGCAGGAACTTGGGCATCATCTCCATCTAAGAAAAATCCTAATACAATTTCTCCAGGTTCAATATATATTGACTGTGCCTGATTCTTTGCTCCTGTTCCCGCAGTTGGAGGTAATAATACAATTGCCAAAGGTAAATCTACATCTGGTAACTTTTTCTCATCAGGATGATAACCCATTATCCTGACTCTTCTCTTAAGACCCCAGTTTTTGTTAACGTTGAAATTTACTTTATGATTAGGAGCTGGAGGAACTTGTCCTATCCACCATCTAAAACCATCTTTTCCGAGAAAATTTGTCTTTATATTATTTGAATCATCCATTAATCTACATCCTGTGACTGTTGTTGCTCTCTATCAGGATTATCTCCTGCAAAATCTTTCAGAACTTTCATAACTGTGTATGATTTTTCTAGATCGTAATGATGACATAACTCTTTGATTATATAAACACCAGACTGTTTACTATCTATGGCATCTCCAATTGATGGAGATGTGGTCATTGGAGGAAATTCACATTCAATACACATTCCTGCCTCTAAATTTGAATTAAGAGGTATCGTTATATCTAATACATTTGTAAACAACGTATTATATCTTGTAACAGATTGCATTTGAAATTTCAACGGATTAGATTTTTTGAGATGATTTGTATCTTTCCTTGCTAATACTCCAATATCAAGTACTCCAGTTAGTGATCTGGTTGCAGTATCTTCGATAGTGTCATCAGAACCTGTCTTAGTATCAGGATCAAGTTTTAGTGGATACCTCGTAGGATCCTCAGAACCCATCAAAGACATGTTATCTTTTTTTATCTCATCTTTTCTTTTATATTGAAGTGTTTCAAATTCAAAGTTATATGGATTGAAATACATACCAGTACTTGAATAAGTTCCTAATTTTAAATTTTTTACAATATCATTATTTTGTTGTATAGAAAATTTTAATATCTTAAAATCAGCATTTACGGGTCTATCTTCAGAATCAAATCCTTGTGTTGCTTCTCCATAGTAAAATGGTGGTGCTTTTAGTTTTTCACCAGATTCATCTGTAACTCTGTAAGTTTCTTGTCTCATCAAAGTATCAACAGATTTAAATTTATAACCAGTCTTAGTTTGATAAAATAAAAATCCTGCACTTCCACCACCCGTTGAAACAGAAACAGATTTCTTTGCTAACCATACTATTGTAGGAAATGGTTTTTTTAAATTTCCAATAAACCCATATGAATTTGCTGCCACTTCAACCTCGAAACGATCTTTCTCTACACCAAGAGTATCTGTTAAAATATTTTCAACACTAGAACTAATATTCTGATCTGGAGAATATTTTTTATAACACCTAACAGTTTCATTAACTATTGCTTCCCTAGAGGTCAAGTTAATAGTGAACATTTCTCTTTTAGAGTCTCTAACGACACCTGTAACACCAGTTACATACATATAATCTTGTACTTTTTCAGAAAAATCTAATGGAATATTAGTCTCAACATTTGCTCCAATTTTTATCCTGCATATTTCTCCACCTCTAATAGGTAAACCCTGATAAAGTGCTTTTAATTTATCATCTGTGCTTTCTGTATCTTCCTCATCTTCTGTAACAACTTGAGCTTCATTAATTACTAATACCTTTAAGGTAACACATGGGGAAAATATATCTTCATAATAATCAACAGCAGCGATAAACGGAGTCAAATCAAAAGGTTTTTCGCCCTCTTTTCTTCTGTCCGAATGTATCAAAAATTCTTCTATTATACACTGATTAGTTGCTGACATGGTTCTTAATTAAGTACCTCCAATGCTTCTTTCTCTTTAAGTAACTTGTAATCATCACCTCTATTATACTTTTTCAAATCCAGAGAATACTGTTTAGAACCAGACCTCGTATTTGCATAATCTGATCTTTGTGGTGGAGCAATAACAGTTATTGTTTCCGAAACATTCTTTGGAGTTATTTTATCAAGATTGAGTTTATTTTTTCCCTCTATTGTCAATTTGTCGTTTTTTATCTTTTCCCCTGCATTATTAACCTGTTGATTAACCTTACCTACCATGTTATTTTGTTTCTTTTCTAAGTTATTCTCATCACTTGTGCTTGAATAGTTTTTTCTATATTTAACTTCAGTAGGATCTATACCAAATTTTTCAAGAGCAGCACTAATCTCCTCTTTAGTATCATACTCTGAAGGATTTTTCTGAACCTCATTCTTAATCATTTCGTATAATCCAGGTCCAAACTTAGAAACAACAAGATCTTTATTATCATCTAATACAACCAATGGATCAACTTTTACACTACTACTACCACTACTTGATGTTTCGTCATCACCCTCTTTATCCTCTTTATTATTTTTATCATCACTTTCTCCCCCTTCAAACTCCTTATCAAGTTCTTTGCTCTTTTCTGGATTCTCAAAAACTTCCTCTGCACCAGTAATAGCACCACTTAATTTTTGCCAACCTAATTCTACATCAGAAAATGCTTCTTTTAATCTTCCCGACTGATCTGTAAAATCAAATTCTAATATATTTTTTCCAAACGCAAGAACTGTTTTAGCTATACCTTTTACAACATCAATACTTCCCGTAACAAAATCTCCTATTCCCTTCCAAACTTCTTGGATTTTCTTTATTGCTTTTTCAACTGTATCTTTAATATTATCAATATTTTTAAATAACCAAGCACCCGCAAGGAGTCCAACTATTTTTAACACACTACCAAAAAGATTTCTACCAGTTTTTACAATAGATTCTTTAATATTAGAGAATGCTGAGACATTAGGTTTTTCTAGTCTTTCTTCTTCTGCTTCTTTTTGTCTTAGATCTTTTTGTTTTAATCTATTCTCTTTAAGAATCTCTAAACGTTTTCTTTTCAATTCATTTTCTTTTTGTAATGCTGTTTTTATTCCAATAGCAGATTTGGACATTGATTTAATACTATTTTTTAAACCACGAAACTTAGACCTCATAGAATCTATGGGAGACTTTTTTCCTGGTGGTAATGCTGCTACTGCCATTATGCTAAGTATGCGTTATACGTTGACCTTGAGAAATCATCATACAAATTTTCTCTGTTTGATGAACTAAGAATAGGTACACCATTATCTGCATTTGCCATTTGGTTCCCTTTCACATTTGATTTCTCATTAGCTTGAACCACATTTACCTTAACTGGTGGTTTACCAGTTGCTTTAAGATTTTCATAACTTTTATTTTCCATACCACTTATCTCAACATTATCTCCATTACCTGTGATATCAACTCCTTCATTATTAGCATCTCTCTTCAAGTCTGAATGTATAGATTGACCCATGGCAGAGACACTTAAGACACCCGAAATACCTTGCATACCTGGTATTAAACTGGTAATGGCACCTGCAGTATATAATCCTGCACCCACCCAGTTACCTTTCATACCTTCACTTACAGCACCCCAAATATCAAGACCAGTACCAATAATAGGTATGGATCCTAAAATTCCTTTCTTAGCGATTTTACCTGCAGTTTTTTGTACTACTTTCTTACCAACTTCTTTTCCTGCTTTTTTACCCAAACCTAACATTTTCAATGCTTTTTTCAAAGGACCAGGTATTGCTTTTTTTATAGCAGCAAATGCCTTTCCCATTGAAGCCTTAATAACTCTTCCTGCAACTTTAAATGGAAAAGTTATAACTTTCCCAACTAATTTACCAATACTCCTGACAAAATTACCTGCAAGTTTTATCAAATTGCCTATGATTTTGTTGAAGAAATAAACTCCAGTTGTTACTTGTTGAAGAGCAGAGTTCAAATCTATACCCAACTCTTTCATCAACTCTCCATTACCATCTCTCCATGCATTAAACAATCTAAATGCTTTCTTTAAAATAAAACCACCAAAGAGAAGCATTAGTCCTTTCTTCAACCCTTCAAAGAAACCAAATGTTTTCTTCTCTTGCTTCTCTACCTGTACTCCTGCTTCTTTTTCTAAATCAGACTCTTCTAATTCTGCCTCTGCCTCTTGTTTTTCTTTATTTTCAAGAAAAAGACTTTGTTGTTTTGCTAGTTCTTCTTGTATCTTAGTATCAACCTCATTTCCTTTTATAATTACTTTTCTAATATTAGCAAGAGATGTTTGTATACTGGCAATACTAGACTCTAACGCATCTACTCTCTTAGTTAAATTATTAACTGGAGCAACTAAAGCACCACCCTCTGCTTGTACTCTCTTTTCTTCTATAGCACCTTTACCTGCTAATACTAAAGCACCCCCACCAATAGCCATTTTACTGGTTCTAGCTATTTTCTGTCTATTTTGTTGGGATAGAATACGACTTTTAAATATCTTCTTTCTTTCTGCGGGTGTCAAAATTCTTCCCGTAGCAGGATCTATCCCAGTATCTGCTGCATCCAGATTGGGATTATTACCTACATTGAAAAATTGATCGTTAACCGCCATTTACACCATTTTTTAAATTTTCTTCTTCAATATACTGAGATAAGAGAGTTACATATACTTCTCTTTCCCAAGGCATCATATTTTCTAACTCCGTTAATGAATATTTATGATGCTGCATGAGGGCAAAATTCGTCTTAAAGTATGACTCAAGAGATTCATGAGCCATGGCTACTCGAAAAAAGACGATAACCCTTCTAAAACGATATGATTAGTAACTTTAGTTTTAGGATTAACTATATCAAAAGTATGTTTTAACTTCGGCATAGTCTCAAAAAATGTCTCAATTTTTTTGAATTGTTGAGAATTAAGTTGTTCAAGAAAAGTAGTTAATTCTTTCTTTGTACAATCAGAGGCAGAAAATGATTCCTCTGGACTAAAAACTTGATCAATACACTCAGCAATCAATTCAAAAGTATCTTCTACCGAAACATTCTCATCATTAAAATTGGATTTAATAAATTGCCCTAAAGAAGGGTACTTTAACCTTAGAGTGTAATTACTATCTAAAACTACATCCTTATCATGATCTGGATCTACATCAAATGTTATTTGATCTATATCAATTAATACAGGAACTTGTGTTACTCCATCATCTGGACAAGTAATATTAATCTCAACTTGCTCTCCAACAGATTTACCACGAATATGTAAAAATAAATATTCTATCTCAAAAGTTGGTAGTTTGTCTACTTTAATACCTCTTGTTAATATACAACTAGAGAGAACATCTTTAACAGCACGACCAATTTGTTTTTCATCTTGACTCTCCATTGCTATAACAAGAATTTTTTCTTCTTTAACAAGGAAAGGTCTATATTTTACAGTTTTTTTCGTAACAGGCAACTCTAACTCATACGTTGGAGTTGTAATGGTTGGTAAAGGCATAATAAATTATAACAATTCGTATAGTATATAGCACACTTTTTTAAATTAATTTTATTTTACCATCTCCATCTTTACATCTATCTTTCCATAATAAACACTCATATATCCATCTGGTTGTAGTGCAACAGCTTCTGGATGTCTTTCAAGTATCTCTTGTGCCATAACACCACGATATCTTTGTGTATTACCCTTGTAATTCCACTCGTATATATTGATACCAGATGGTGAGTTTCCTACCTTAGTAATATTCTCTTTTAATCTAACATCACTTGCCATAGGACCATACTGTTGTCCTGGTGGTGCTGTGTCGGAATAATTATTCTTTTCAGCATTCGTGCCACGACCAGGACCGATCTTAGATGGATCTAAAGATTCTTCTATGAGTCGATCTTCAGCATCAGGTCTTGTAACATCAGTTTGGTTTGCCATTTCTTTAAGTTCTGCGACAGTAAGGTTATTAAATCCTGCACCACTACGATACTTAGATATATTACTTATAGGTCCGCAAACATAACGAGTGTATTCAAAAGTGGCAGAGGCAGTTAAAATCTTAGACGCATCATATCCAACTTGAACAGCACTTACGTTTTGTGGAAACAAATTAAAGAAAGTATACTCCAGACTACTACTATAATCTCTTTCAAACTTAATTATCTTAGTTTCTTCCATTCTATAATCATCAGGATACTGCATCCTTATGTAATAATTTGTTTTATTTTGAGTAATAGGTCCTGTTCTTCCACCAGGTGCATGAGTTCCACCTGCAGTATATTCCATCCAATGCTCTAAAAATTTTATAACCTTATACTCTTTATCAACGTAAAAATTAAGATTAATTGGTATAAATGTCCTACTATGTGCAAATTTCTCTGTTATTCCTGTAAATGCACCTGTTATGTTAGTAGTAGCGATTGATGAAAATGGTAATGATGCTTGATTACATAACAAACCCATCTCTCCTATTATGAATCTCTTATCTACTCCTCTACTCCTTAAATATTCACTTAATCCTCCAGCTGCTCTACCAAAACGAACTTCGTAATGAGAAGTTTGAGCCAGATTAGTTAGAGTTGGTTTGAAATCACTTATTCTTTTTGGTCTCGGTTTTTCCACACTAAATATCTATTATGAGTTTAATTATACTTATTTAGCATGACATATAAAGGAAAATACCGACCATCTCATCCTGAGAAGTATAAAGGTAATCCCATGAATATAGTGTATCGTTCATTATGGGAAAGAAAGTTTATGGTTTATTGTGATAAGAATAGAAATATATTAGAATGGTGGAGCGAAGAAATTGCTATTCCTTACAGATCACCCATTGATAGAAGAGTTCATAGATACTTCCCAGATTTTTACATCAAAGTAAAAGAATCCCATAATAAAATTAAATCATACCTTATAGAAGTAAAACCTAAAAAACAAACAAAACCTCCAGTAAAACCAAAGAGACAAACAAAAGGTTATATTCGTGAAGCATATGAATATGCTAAAAATCAATCAAAATGGAAAGCAGCAACCGAATATTGTTTAGATCGTGGGTGGGAGTTTAAAGTAATTACAGAAAAAGAACTAGGAGTATGAGTAGATTAGAAGGAATATTAGATGATTACACAGGTTCGGGAGATGTTGATGATATCTACCAAGAGGTTCTAGGTGCATTAACAGAGGGTGGTGCCCCAGAGGTTGGAAAATATTATACCTTTGTATATCGTCCTAAAACACCTAACTTAAGATATGATGAATATCCTCTAGTGGCAGTTACAGGTGTGTTTGATTGGGGATTCAAAGGAATTAACTTTCATTGGGGTCAATCAAGACAATACACCTTTCCAGAGATAGTTGGTGGTTTGTATAACATAACTGATGAAGAGATAACCGATGCCCGAAACTTATCTTTCGGAAAATATAGGCTAAATAGATAAAAAAGAGATATATATGCCAAATTTTCCTGCTAATTACGCTGAACAAGAGAAATATTATGCATCTGAAGAATATCAGTCAAGTGCAAAAGCAGCGATTGCAAACAATGAACCTTTACCTACATATGAAAAAAATAAGGATTTAGGTAAAGAAGCTGAAAAACCTAGTGAGACACCAAAATCATCTGCACCTCTCAGATATCCTTACACAAAGATAGATGAGCATGATGATTATATGAGAATTGAAGTAGTTAAATTTACTCCACCAGGTCTACAAAGAGCAGAGGATTCACTTCGTTTAAGAACTAGTGATGAAATTGCAAAGAAAGATATTAAACATACTATCATGTTACCAGTCCCTCAAGGAGTGCTAGATGGTAGATCTGCAAATTGGAGTATGGGAGAAATGAGTCCTATTGATGCAGGAATTGTAAGTGCAGTACAGGCAGGTATGAATGCAGAAGGTAGTATTGGAAATATGGCAGGAAAAACCCTCTCAGAATTAACAAATCAATTATCACAATTAGGACAAGCAGATAGAGCAACAGTTGATAGTTTACTTACTGGTCAAGTTGCATCAATGATTGCAAGTGCAATTACAGGTAACAATGTTGATGCTGTTGGTAGGGAAACTGGTTTAAGAATTAATAAGAACCAACAGTTACTATTCGATGGTGTAACTGGTAGAGACTTTAGTTTTGGTTGGGATATAGTTCCAAGAAGTAGAAAAGAAGCTCAACAAACAAAAATTATTTTGAGAGTTCTTAAACAAGCAATGTCTGCTCAAAGGGGAGGAACAAAAACAGTAAAAGGTTTGTTTATAGCATCTCCAGATATATTTTATCTAACATATATGAAAGGGAAGGAACAACATCCATTTTTAAATGCTTTTAAACCATGTGCACTTACTAATATGGCTGTAAATTACACAGGTTCTGGAACTTATGCTACATATCATGATGGCAATCCTGTGCATTTAAACTTAAGTTTATCTTTCAGAGAATTAACACCAATATTCAGAGAAGATTACTTCTCAGAAGAGTCAGGAGATGGAGTAGGATACTAATGGGATTTTTTAGGGAGTTACCAAATGTCGAGTTTCTATCTCCTCTTGCAGATAGAAACTCTTCCTTAGATTATATAAAAGTTAAAAATTTATTTCGTCGTGTAAAAATCAGAGACGACTTAAAGAAATACTTTACTATTTTTGATAAGATAACTATCAGAGATGGTTTCCGTCCTGATCAAGTTGCGGAACAAGTATATGGACAATCTGATCTTGATTGGGTTGTGCTAATCACTGCAGGGATAATTAATGTAAATAATGAATGGCCATTAAATAGTCGTGAATTATATGAATTTGCTCTTAATAAATATGGTGCGTACTTAAATGCGACAAAGCATTATGAAACAATTGAAATTAGAGATATTAGAAATAGGTTAATTTTACCTGCGGGTCAAATTGTAGATGAAGATTTTTCAATACCAGATCCTTCTAACACACTTACTAGTTTATCAGGTAATGCAGTTAGAATTGGTATATCTAACTATGAATATGAAACTCGTGTAAATGAAAAGAAAAGAAATATTGATTTATTAAAACCAGAATATTTACAGCAATTTTTAAAAGACATGAGAAAAATTATGAAATACTCAAAGTCTTCTCAGTTTATCAATACAAGATTAGTTAGAACGTCTAATGTAAGAATCAAATCGCCATAAAAAAAAGGGGTCTGAACGACCCCTTTCTAGTATATTCTAATATCATTCTTGTGCTAATTTAGCAAAATATGATAACGCATCATCCTCATCTTCAGTAGATGATGTTGATTGAGTTGCAGCAGTAACTAATTCTTCTGCAGAACCACGACCATCATCTTCATGTTCAAGATCTTCTGTTGGTTGTATACGAGTGCTTCCAACTCTTAAGACAGATTCAAGTCTCTTCTTCAAATCATCGTAAGATTTGAATTGATCAGCAGCAACAAACTCTTCAAGAGAGTATTGCTTCTTCCAAATTGCTTCAAGAGCATCGTCATCATCAAGTAATGGAGTTACAGCAGCAAATTCAGAACTATCATAGTTTCTGTATCCTGCTACGTTCTTTGCCTTTAACTTGAAGTTTGCACCTTGCCAGAAATCGAATGG